GGCCTTGACGTAGGCGGCCCCGGCCTTGACGTAGGCGGCCCCGGCCTTGGCGGAGGCGGCCCAGGCCTTGTCGTAGGCGGCCCTGGCCTTGGCGGAGGCGGCCCAGGCCTTGTCGTAGGCGGCCCTGGCCTTGGCGGAGGCGGCCCCGGCCTTGGCGGAGGCGGCCCTGGCCTTGACGTAGGCGGCCCCGGCCTTGACGTAGGCGGCCCAGGCCTTGTCGTAGGCGGCCCTGGCCTTGGCGGAGGCGGCCGGCACCTTCCCCAGGACCGGGGAGATGAGGCGCAGGCGGGTCTCGACCTCGGCCTCGGGCTTGTGCGCCACGATGTAGTCGAGGCGGTTGGCGATCGGCTCGGTCAGCGGCTCGCACAGGACCTCGTGATGGAGGTGCCAGACAAAGACCGGCGGGCCGTCCGGCGAGTAGTCGTGGCCCTCGAACCGGGCGAGGGCCTCAGCCTTCCTTGTCACGCTTCCTCCTCCGTCGCTTGATCTCTCCGGCGCGGTAGCGCCGGAGCCAACTTCCCCAGAGACACAGCCGGTCCCAGGTGGCGAAGTGGTCGGGCTTCATGGCGCGATCAGCCTGTCGAGGAAGGCGATGACCGCTTCCAGGTGGAGGGCGATGTAGACGAGGATGAAGCCCGCCAGGATCTCAATGAAGCAGCCGGAGCCGTGTCCGCACTCGCTCCGTCGCGGCAGCTTCACAGTCGCCAGCAGCCGCCGCGCCGTCCGCTCCTGTTCGCGGCGGACTGGACAGTCGTCGTCATGGACTCGTGACGTAGGGCGCCAGCAGCGGCAGCGGGGCGCGGTCACGACGTCACCAGGACATACAGGACCGGCACGCCGTAGACCACGGCGGCGGCCATCGCCAGGAAGACGAGCAGGGTTGCGACGAACTCGGCGAGGAGGCGGGGGGTCATGCTGGCCCTCTCCGACTGAGGTCTTTGGCGCAGGACCACGTGCCCTTGAGCGGAGCGAGTCCGTGGGCTCGGTCCCACTCGATAGCGGCGTCGAGCCCGACCACACCAATGACGGCCAACAGCCGGTCCGCCTCATCCAAGAGCGCTCGACACTCGGCCGGATCGGACTTCGAGCTGGGCCGGAGGCCGTGCCCGATGTCCAACGCCCGGTCCTGTAGCGCCTTGGCGGCGCGCCAGTTCGCTGCAGTGACTCCGTGGCGGGGCCGGACCAGTTCGTACAGGTGGTCGCTCGCCCCGTTGGCCCACATCTCGGCCCCGTCATTCGAGAACAGGTCGGGGTGCTTGACCTGCATGGAGCGGTAGAGATCTTCCGTCTCACGCAGCCGGGCCCGGTGATTGACGAACTGAATGAGACAGGTCGCGTAGCCGCGCCCGAACTCCGACGATCGGCTCACAGCGGAGCCCTCCCTGCGATGAACCCCGCGAGGAAGCCGAAGGCCAACATGACGAGCAGCCCGAGCGCGCGGTCGTCGGTCACGCCACGCCCCGAGTCGTCAGCCGCAGCCGCGGGAGGTACGAGCCGTCGGGCTGGCGGTCGAGTCGGTTGGACCACATGTCGGTCAGGTGCTCATGGCAGAACAGGCTGTCCGGGACGCGGCGACGCTCACAGGCCACGACGGCGCAGGACTCGCGCGCGGCGATGCGGGCTGCGAGGCTGGTCATGGCCGCATCACCATGGGCATCGCTTCCTCGAGATAGCGCAGCCACATCCGGCGTATCCCGGCGCGGGTCAGGGTTCTGTCGGGATCTGCATCAACCCGCGCATCCGTGAGCACCTGCCAGCCCCAGCCTCGCTGACGGCCGGCTCGTACCCACGCCAACGCCGATCCCGAGTCGGCGAAGCTCGGCATTTCGTCGTGGCACAAGATGCAAAGCGGCACGAGGTTCTGCACGACGTCCTCGCCGCCCAGGCGACGATCCTTGAGGTGGGCTCGGTCGAGCCACCGCGAGACGTGACGCCACGGCTCGTCAGCTTCGAGCTCCGGGCAGAGCCACTCGCATCGGAGGCATCCGGGCTCGCCGAAGTCGACGTACTCTGAGCGCCAGAACGTCGCGACCTTCGCCAGCGTGGGCATGCGGCGGTTCATGCAAACCTGCCCGTCGAAGTGCCCCGACGGGCTAGTTTGCCAGGCGTTAGATTCGCGACGTGAGGAGGCCCGTCGCCTACATTCGTCGCTCCGCGCGGTCGCGGTCCGATCCGGGCGATGTGTCGCGCGAGTTCCAGACCGAGACGGTGCGTCGGCTGGCCGACGGTCCCGACCTGACGATCCTCGACGGCGACTGGGGCAAGAGCGCGGCCACCGACGCCACGGACAAGCGCCTCGCCTTCCTCGGCCTGATGGAGGCGATCGAACGCGGCGAGGTCTCGACGCTGTACGCCTACTCCACCGACCGACTCGCCCGGTCCGTCCAGTGGGCGGCGCGCCTGCTGGACGCCTGTGAGAAGGCCGGGACCACGATCGTCACGAGCGAGGGTCGGTTCGCGCCGGGCGACGACATGGCCCGCACCCTGTTCCAGTTCCAGGCCATCACGAATGAGAACTACAGCCGACAGGCCAAGCGCAAGGCGCAAGCCACGATCGCCACCCGCCGGGCCAAGGGCACGAAGCTCGGTGCCCCGTTCTACGGCAGCCTGCCGGGCGAGAGCCCCGAGACGGTCGTGGCCGTCTACGAACAGACTGGCAGTCTCAACGGCACCGCCACGGAGCTCAACCGCCTCGGCCTCCCGGCCCGCCGCGGTCGATGGGCACACTCGTCCGTACAGCGCATCCTCGCCCGCGCCGGAGTGATCTCGGCCACCGGGACGCGGGGTGCCAAGGAACGGGCTCCGCATCGCTTCGCCCGACTGCTGCGCTGTCATTGCGGCCACACGCTCACCGGTAGCCGCCGTTCGGGTGGGGCAACGGTGTATCGCTGCATCCGGGCCGAGACGACGCCGGGCCACGGGCGCAAGTCGGTTGCCGAGGCCCCGGTCATGGCGTGGGCCGTCGCCGAGATGACGCGGCTCCGGCCGCCGTCGGACCTGGTGGCGGTGGTCGAGGCCAACACCGCGGCGCGCCTCGACCTCGACGCGCGGCTCGATCGCATCCGCGTCGCGTGGGTCGCGGGGCTGTACCAGTCCGAGGCCGAGATGCTGGCCGAGAAGGCGGAGATCGACGAGGCCATCAGGCGGCTCGATCTCGCGGGGCGGGCCGTCCGCGTCCCGCGCTTCGACTGGCAGCATGAGCCGCGCGATCTGAACCTCGCGCTGCGGGCGCTGTGGGAGTACGTCGCGCTCGGGCCCGACCTTCGGCCGCTCCGGGCGGAGTGGCTGGTGCCACCGTCGTGGCTTCGGCCAGCCGCACGAGGGCCAGGATCGCCCGCTGCTCCGGTGCGCTGAACGACGACAACGGGCGGATCATGCCGCTTCCCCGTCCGGGCCTTCGATGGCCTCGGCCAGCGACCGGAACTCGTGACGGTACTGCAACGCCCGGTGCCCGAGCCGGTTGGCTTCGTTGATGACGGCGTGCCGGGAGCCGGCCATCGCGGCGGTGGTGATGCGGGCCACGCCCGACGCCACCTCGTCACAGAGGGCCACGCCCTCAACGGTCGGAGCCAGCGCGTCGTTCATGTCGAGGATGACCCGCGTGGCCACGCCACGACGGCCTAGAACGGCCCGTGACGGCCGGAGCAGGGTGGGAGCGGTATTCGGGGCCATCAGGCGGCCTGCTGTGGCGTGCGGCACGTACCGAGCGCGGCACGGTAGCGAACCAACATTCGTTCGGTGACGGGCTGATCGACCTCGATGCGGGACAGGCGAGACGACGAGATTCCCATCGCGACGGCCAAGTCCTTGACGAGTACGCCGGCCCGGATTCGTTCGATCTTGAGATCGAGGCCGGTGGTCTCGGTGGTCATGTACCGTTTCTAGCACGTCCCGGACGTACCGTCAATAGGGGAACGGCATTTTCATGACGCAAACGTGCCGGGATGTGCCAACGTGTGGCACATGCGCAAGCCGATCGAGCAGAAGCCGCCGCTCGCCGCGTGGGCCACGCGCGCCCGCGACGAGGCGGGTATGTCGGTCGAGGAAGTTGTCGAGGCGCTAGAGTCCCGCGGTCACCGAGTCCGAGCCGCGACGATCCGCGGCATCGAGGGCGGCTCGAAGGGCGCGTCGGTCCGGCTGCGGCGGCTGCTGGCCGAGGTCTACGGCGTTCGACCATTCCTCGCCGAGACCGCGCCCGATCCGTCAACGGACCAAACGGCCCTCCTCGAGGCTATCGACCGCCTGGCGTTGGCCGTGAAGGCCCAGACCGAGGCCATCGAGCGGGGCCTCGGCGAGACGTCGGGCACCCTGAAGGCGTTGAACGGCGGGGTACTGGACCTCCTAGCCCAGCTAGTCGCAGCGCAAGCAGGTACCGAAGCCGACCTTCCACTTCAGCCCGTTCGTGGACGCTGAGACCGTCGGGATCAGGCGGCATCACGGGACCTCGGTACGCCGGGTCCCGGTCCCGTCAGGCTGGTGGGGGCCGTCGGATTGTGGCGAGCCCCAAGGCGATCGGTCGATAGGGAAGATGCCCTAGGTGGTACGGAGGTAGGCCGATGAGCGAACGACAAGCGTTCCTCCGAATCGCACTGGTCGTGCTCATCATCGTCGTCGCGGGGACCGTATCGATGGCTTCGCTGATGCACGGCTACGGCACGGGAGGTTGGTGCTGGTTCGGCGATCCACGGGCCGTCGAAGTCGGGAGCGAGGTCTATGTCGGGAGCTTGTCGGGGCAGGGCCGGGCGCTGGTGACGCGTATCTCCGATGGACACGTCTCCGACCTGTGGGGCGGGCCGCTGGAGATCGACGACCACGACAACCCGGCGCTGATCGAGTACCAGGGTCAGATCCTCGCCTTCTTCTCGCGCCACGTCGGCCCCGAGCTGTACATGGCCATCGGCAACGGGGAGGCGTTCGGTCGGCCCGTCGTTCTCGATCTCGGCAGCCCGGCCTATACCTACCCCTCGCCGGTGGTGTTTGACGACACGCTGTACTTGTTCTGGCGGAGCGCCAGAGACGAGTGGTCGTATTCGACGACGACGAATCTGGAGGTGTGGGCACCGGCTCGGCCGTTCTCGCGGTTCACCTATCACAAGATCGCGTCGGACGGGAGCCGGATCGAGTTCGCTGCGTCGAACCATCCGGACTCACCCGATGGCGATGGGATCTGGCACTTCACCTTCGACGGGGCGTTTTCCGAGCCGGTCTTGATCGATTCGCGCAAGGGCTGGGTCTGGGATGCGGAGCCCGGCGTGATCGCTTACGCGACATTCCCTGCGACATACGACCATCGCTACCACATCGCACGGTTCGACGGGGCCTGGACGACGACAGAGATCGGCCGCGGCGGCGGCACCATTGCCACTGCACCGTACCCATCTGGCAACGCCCAACCGTACTACTCGGGCGGCATCGCCCTCGGCGATGGCGTCGTCTATACCTCGGAGCAGGGCGGGGCCGACTGGAACATCTATCGCTATCCGGGCCGCGTCCCGCTGACCGCCGGAGACAAAAATATCCGCCCCACCAGCGTCGGGACGCATGTCCTCTGGCTGACGGGGCGGTATGACAGTTACGTCGATTACGAGTTGCGGATGTCGATGGCTCGCTAGACCTGTGTGATGCGAAGGAACGCCGGGACGTTGACGCCGGACCCACCGGCCCCGGCGCCGACAGCCGCCGTGGAGCCCGTGGCTTTGTACGCCTTGACGATGTACTGATGGGTATCGACGGTGGGTGTGATGCGAAGCCAGCCCTCGATCGGGTCGCGGTACGAGGTCGCCGAATCAGCGATGCGGACGGCGATCCGGCCGAGGATGGTCGCGCCGTCGTATAGGACCACGATCAGCGCCTCGGCTGCGGCGGTCGCGTCGAAGTCCACGCCCGGCGAGTAGAAGTGGGTCATGATCGTCGTCCCGTCGTAAGCCTGGCTCGTGCCGGTGATGACGGTCGTTTCCGAGCCCTCGGCCGTCCCAGTGATCGTGACGCCCGTCGTGATCTCAACGTAGTCGAGCTCCTGGCCCGAGTTCGATGCGCCGTAGCCGAGCGAGACGGTCCCGCCGCCGTCGTCGGTCAGCGTGCCGTTGGGCACCTCGATGGTCGTGACATCCGAGACGGACGGGGTGCCGTCTTCCTCGGCGACGGTGATCGCGCCGCCAGAACTGGGGTTGTAGAGCGGCATCTCAGGTGAGTTCCGTTATCACGGCCGCGCCGGTCGAGCTGGACGTCCAGATCCCGTCAACGATCCCGCGGTACACCGGCTGCGGGAACTCGTAGTAGCCATTCTCCACGATCCGCACGGTGAAGCTCGTCGTGGCTGTGGCCGTCGCACCGAACTTGACGAACAGCGGCCCCGAGTCAGTGTTGTAGATCGTCGCCCCGATGCGGTTGGCGTTGGCGGCCAGGAGCGTGATGTTGGTGTCCTGCGAGGCGACGCTCGTCACCGCCGCAGCGTCCGCCACGTTGACGACGTGAAGGTTTCGGGCGAGCGTCATCCGAAGCCCGCCCGCATCGCCCTCGCTCACGCTGTCGGGGCTAGTTTCGTCGGCCTGCCCCGCAATGACCACCACGGCGTCGGTGCCGACCGCGAACGTCCCGTCGTCGGCGTGAGTCCCGACGCGCTGCGCCGCGACCTGATCGTCGACACCCGACGCCGAACGCGGGACGATGCCCTCTTTCAGGTAGGGCGTCGCCGCAGCCGTAGTGACCAGCGCGTCGAGGCTCTGGGATGAAGTATTGACAGGGCTTGCGATATCCGCCACGTACTACTCCCTTAGTCGGCCGGGCCGATGCGGATCACGGAGAACCGGGCCTCGGTGAGGTTCAGGGCACCCGTCGAGTTCTGCCACACCTGGAGCGTCCAGTCGTCAGCCGAGATGCAGGTTGTGAAGTCGCTGAGGTTGATGACGGTCACGTCGTCGTCGAGCGCTGGCTGCTTCCAGACGTTGACCTCGGAACCCTCTTTGAGGACGGCGATCTCGCGTTTGCCGGTGGCGTTCGAGGCGAACTTGATCTGGGCGATGTAGATCACGCCGATCGTCGTCGAGCCCGACGGGATCGCGCCCGCGGGGGTTGTCGCGGTGGTGCCCGACGACCACCATCCACCAAAGTCCTGGAGCTCAGTGTCGAACGAGACGAGCGTGTCGCTCGAATCGTTGATGCTCTGGTTGGCCGCCCGCCGGATCGAAAAGCCCGAGACGGCCACGCCGTCGCTGGCAGCCTTTAGGTACTCCAGGTTGTCGCGACCATATTGATTCCACTGCGACGCGGTGAAGGGGTCGCCGGCCACAGCGGTGAAGGGGTTGGTCCAGGCCACGGGGCCTCCTTAGCGGGCGAGGATGTCAGTGCCGTCGAACACCGACTCGTCAAAGGTGAACAGCGACAGGGCGGACTGGTTGGGTGTCTCTTGGAGGTCCCACACGACCGACGTGATCTGCCCCGCGGCAATGGCACCCGAGATGCCGGTGATCTCGAATCGTCGCGCTGCAACGTGGAGGCGGTCGACGGTCAGGGTGATGACGTCGTAGAGCTGGCGGGCGATGGCCGTCGGGAGTTCGTTGATCTGCGTGATTGCGGGCCGCTTGAGAGGTTGCCCGAACTTCCAGACCACGTAGTCCGCGAGGCCCTGCGCGAGCGCCGGGGTTGAGGAGTAGGTCGAGGACACGACCGTTCCCGCCCGCTCGCCGTAGTCGGCCTGGCTCGTGGCATCGTCCGCCGTCACTGCCTCCGAGGCGCCGCGAACGACTTGACGGCCCTCGATCTCGAGGTTGTTCACAACAGACGTCCCGGCGGACCACAGCTCGATCTTGGCCGTCGTCCCGAAGTTCGTCACGGCGGTCGTCACGGTGTCCCCGGTGCTCGTGTAGTCGAGCACGGCGTCCTTCACGAAATCATCGAACTGCGCCCAGATCGTCCGCTTCGTCGTGAGCGGGAACGTCGCCTCGGCATAGGTCCAGACGGTATCGGTGCCCTGCGGGAAGCGGGCGGGCGAGACATCCACCTGCTGGTGGTTGACGATCGTCTCCTCCGTCACGCGGTAGCCGCTGATCGCCTGCACGTTGTCGGCATTGATGGCCGCGTTGGCGGTGGCACCGAGCTTGTGGTGACGATCGACGACGGTGTAGCTGTAGAAGCCTTCCTTGGAGTCCTCGGGGTTTGCCCAGTGCCGCGAGCCCGTCGCCCGGTTCAGGTCTTCGAGGACGGACAGAGCGTTGTTGGAATCGGCGGCCGCGAGGGGCAGTGTGTCGACCTCTGAGGTCAGCAGGGCGTAGGGCTCGTCGATGTCGTCGAGGATCGCCTCGCGTAGCGTGCGGTAGGAGTAGTCGGTAGCCGCCGCGACCGTGACGCGACGCCGGGTGTAGGTGCCGAGCGGGTCCTCGCAAATGATCTCGGCGAACGCCGTGGCGCCGGCCTGTACGAGCGGCACGACCTGCCGAATGTAGCCGGCGAACAGGCCGTAGACGTACTGTCCGGCTCCGGTAAGCGTGCCGTCTTCGTTGGCCCCGATCCAGACACGTCTACCTGGCCGGAGCTTGCCGTAGAGGGTGGAGGACGTGTTGTCGGGGTTGTACTTGCCGTCAGCGTTCTGGACGATGATCGAGCACTCACCGGGCGTGGTCGATGTAACGTGGTCCGGGGTACCGCCGTAGCGCCATCTGATCGATACGACGTCGGCGTAGACGTTGTCAGCGACCGGCGCGGCCTCTGGGAACATTCGGGCCAGCAGGCCCGTGGACGTCGCTGCCTCGTCGAACGCCCCGTCGTTGGCCCAATCGATCCAGACACCTGGTTTCGGACTGAACGAGCCCGCGATGCCGACCGCATAGTCGACATACGTTGTGTACGTTCCAGACAACCACACGGCCGCGAGGTCGTCCGAATGGTCACGGACCGCGACGGGTCGGATCTGCTTCGAGGTGGAGGCGAAGGTGAGCTGCGTCCGGCGCCAGTTGACCCCGAGGTCGTCAGTGAAGTAGCGCCAGATCTCCCACGTCGCCGAGTCCGCGTTGTAGATCGAGCAGTAGACGACCCGCGGGTCCTCGTGATCCAGGACGACGCCGCCTGAGTATTCGTCCTGGCCGTTCCCGCCCGGTTGTTCACCGGGATGAATATCGCCGCCCGCCCTGGCGAACTCGTTGACGACCCACGCCGAGCCGTTCCATGCCGCGTACATGTAGCGGTGATCGGTCGTGTCTTCCTCAGGAAAGCGGGCGAACGTGATGCGCGGCTGGTTTGAGGCATTGAGGGCGATGTCCCAGACCCAGACCGAATCGGCTCCGCCGTCGTAGACCGTCGTCATGTCAGCCCGCCCGAAGGGCATCGAGGCCACGATCGCGGTCCCGTCCGAGAGGTGCCACGCCGCCGCCTCACGGTAGATGTGACTGACCTTGTAGATGTCGGCGCTGACTGAGCCGTCGGGGTGGTGGGACGCAGCCACGTCGATCCGGCCGACGCCATCGCTGACGATCTTGGAGTACGTCAGATCGTGGAGACGGACGCGTCCGCCGAAGGTCGCCCCGTCGTCGGTCGAAACCGCGTAGTGCCACTCCGGCGTCGTCCCGCCCACGTGCGCCCGCCAGAACAGCCAACAGCGGTCCTCACCTCCGCCGTCGGCGTTGGACGTGTGAAGAGGCGACGGGTAAGTGAAGAACCGATCGGCCACATCCTCGCCCATCGTCGAGGTCGTCTCAGCGTCGAAGCCGTCGGAGAGGTCCGGATCGGTGTCCAGCGACGTCGTACTGATGCGGCGGTAGACGAGCCCACCCGTATGCTCGGAGTAAAAGCAGACGAGCTTGTGCGTCGAGTCGGCGACGTACAGCGTCGGCGTGGCGTGGTCGTCGTACTCAAGGGCCACCTTGAGCGTGATGGTCGAGACGAACGCGCCGGCCGAATCGTAAACGGAGAGCTTGATGTCGCCGCTTTCGTTGTAGCCGATGTAGGTATAGCCGTTGTGGGCGATGGCCCGTGGATCCTCGAACCACGACCACGCGCCGGCCGTGAGTTCGAGGTCGTTGTAGCGACTCACACGAGGCCCCGACGGCGGAAGTAATCGACCATGACCGGGCCTGCCTCATTGACCCACACCGACGCCATCGCCGGGGTGAAGAACGACGGGACGGGGACCGGGATGACGACCGGCGACCCGCCGCCTGACATCGACCCGCCGCCCGTCCCCCCGCCGGGCACGATGACTCCGGAGTGGTCCGGGATGTCGATCTCGGGGCCTTCCTCGCCCACGATGCGCGGTTCGTTGGCGCGGTAGCGGCCGCCGTGGGCGAAGCCCGTGAGGTTGCGGGCCTTGCCCCCGAACAGCTGCGTCGGGCTGAGGACGGTCTGGACCCCGGCAAGCTGCTGGTACTTGCGGATGAGCTTGGCGATCTCGTCACGGGCGAGGCCCGACGCGGCGGCTTGCTTGCGGAGGAAGTCGATCGCCGCCTCCGGGCCTTCCTCGGCCGCCTGCTCGAGGTGGAGCTCAAAGAGTCGCTGCCGGTTCTCGGCGATCTCGCCGGTCAGGATCTTCCACTCGGGCGAGCTTTTCTTGACCTCGGACCGCTGGTCTCGGAGATCCTTGATCGTCTCTTTGAGGCGGGCTTCGTTGCCGGCCGTGATCGCCTCGCCGAACAGTTCGTCGGCGATCGTGTCGGACAGGTCGTCGATCTCGCGCTCGGCGTCGCGGGCGGCCTTTTCGAGATCCTTCGTCTCGTCCGCCAGGTCGCCGACCTTCGGCGCGGCGGTCTCGGCCATGTCGCCGGCGTGCTCGGTGGCGAACGCCATCTGCTGCGCCTCGGCGCGGGCCCCGGCCATCTCGTCCGACAGGTAGACGTGGGCCTGCGTCGCGTCGGCCAGCCCAGAGGCCCACGGGGCGAACTGGTCGATCAGCGTCTCGAGCGCGTCGGCGTTCTCCGAGACCGAGTTGGCCTGTGCGTCGAGCCCGGTGACGACGGCCGACACGACTCCGATGCCGTCGCGCTGGGCTTGGAGCCACGCCCTCTGGGCGGGCAGGGCCTTGGTCCCGATCTCCGCCTCGAGGTCGGCGATCTCCGCGTCGAGGATGCGCGCCGAGTTCGCCGCGCCGTCCGCCGTCCGGGCGAAGTCGCCCTGCGCGAGCGAGCTGTCCTGCATGATGAGCGTGTACGCCGCCATCGACTTCTGGAGCGGCGTCAGGGTCGAGCCGAGATCCTTGACGCCCTGCGCCATGAGGGTCGTCCGCAGTCGCGCATCGGAGATCGCGATGCCGTACCGCTTGAGCGGCTCGGTCTCGCCCGACAGACCCGACCGGAGCGCGAGCAGCGCGTCGTCGACGGAGGTGTTATTGAACGACGCGAGGTCCGCGGCGAGCTCCACGAGCGCGGTCGACATCTTGGCCGCTTCGTCCTGCCCGAGACCGAACGCCTGGAACAGGTTGCCGTAGGTGCCGGCCGCCTCGAGGGCCTGTTGCGACGACTGGCCGAACGCACGGGCGGAGCGGGAGGCCCACGCTTCGATCTCGTCTGCGCTCTCGCCGAAGACGACGCTGACCTTGCCCTGCGATTCGGCGAGGTCCGAGGCGCGCTGGATCGAGCGGCCCATGAAGTCCGTGACGCCGTGGATGGCCTGACCCAGAAGGTCGAAGCCCTTGGTGGCCGCGGCGGCGGTCAGGCCGGCCTTGACGCCTTGGCTGCCCTCGCGCTGGAACTTCGTCCAAGCGTCGCGGATGTTGTTGATGGGGCGGGTCGCGTCATCGCGGACACTGGCCCTGATTCGGACTTCATTCGCCAACGCTCAGTCCTTCGCTTTCCCGAGATCAGGGTTCAGCAGCGCCATGTGCTGGTAGATGGCGTGGGCGTCCTCGGCCAGCAGCGAGCCGAGGGTGTAGCCGGGGTAGCGCCGCAGAACCGCGTCGAGGAACTGCGCCCGCTCTAGCTCTCGGGGGGCGGCGAACCCGGACTTGGGTCCTCCGAGGCCGCGCCATCGGAAGACCTCGCCGGCAAAGGGAGCGGCACGTCGCGGACCTCCTCGATCCAGCGCCGGACGATCGCCATGCCGAGGTTCGCGTCGCGCGCGCCCATGCCCTTCGCGGTGGCCGGTTCGGGGAACGTCCACTCCACGAGCGCCAGCGGGCACCACGCGGCGTACAGCGTTCGCAGCGGCTTGGGCAGCATCCGCGTGAACGCCCGGCCCCACAGCGTGACGACCTTTTCGTAGTCGTCCAGCGAGACCGGCGAGAGGCGCACGGTGATCGTTTCGCCGGGGTATTCCTCGAACTCGAGGATCGCAGTCTTCATGTCCACCTCACCCGTGGGGGGCGAAGCCCGACCGGGGTGAGCGGTCGGGCTTCATGGGGTTAGCACCAGGCGGGCGCCCTATCAGGTCCACGCAGCGGCGGTGCCATTCGCGAGTTCGAACGTCGCGGACGCAGTGAACGAGCCGTCGGTACCGCGGTTCCACGCCACGTCGCTCATCACGCACTCGGCGGTGAGCGTCTTGCCACCGACGACGATGACCACGGTCCGCGTGTCGTTGTCGGCGGGCGTGCTGAACACGCCGTGTGACGACGGGTTGGCACCGGGGTTCCAGACTGCGGTGACGCTGAGATTGAAGTCGTTGAGGAGGAGCAGTCGCTCCATCGCCGACTTGTCGAGGCCGGTCACGTCCTGGACGCCCCGGCTGGTGTTGAAGGCGGCCGACACAATGTCGTTGGAGATGGCACGACCGGTGCCGTCGGCATCGTCGATCGTGATCGTCATCCCCAAGCCGGAGGCTTTGGTCAACGGAATACTCCTTTGTGCTGGACGTGCCGAACCACCGGCCCGGTGGCCGGCTCAAGGCCGAGGTGAGGGGGGTTAGTTAGGCCGCTGCGTCGTAGTCGGTGGCGCGCAGTCGCCGGAACGCCATGGCGAACACCGCCGTGGTGAAGGTGCCGTTGGTCGAAGCACGGACCCAGCGCTCGACGGTGCCGCTGATCTCGATCCGCTCGGCGATCGCGGCGTAGGGTGTGGCGACGTCGCTGAACGCTCCGAGGTTGGCCCACGCGCCGTCGTCGCCATCGGTGCTGTCGGACGAGTCCTCGAGGTCGTACTCGACCGTGCCCGACGCTGCCGAGAAGTGCTGGAGGTAGCCGACGGCCCCGGCGGTGGTCTGCGCCCCGAAGTCGATGCCCGTCTCGTCCGTCGCGCTGGCGTGGGTCGTCTTCGCGACGAGCAGGAGGCCGTACTCGAGCGGTACGCCCGAGGCCGCGAGGAGTTGGACGGTCCCGGCCATCGAGCCGTCCTGTCCCCGAACCCAGTCGTAGTTGACCTGCTTGGCGGTCAGGGCGATGACCGGCTGGCCGGCCGTGGTGCTGGTCAGGACAAGGGCCAGGACGTTGGTCGTGGGCAGCGCCGCGAGCGCGTCGTGCGTCTCGTCATCGGCGTTGTTGAAGAAGCAGTTGAACGTGATCTCGCCGTCGCGCATCCCGGCGATGCGGACCATTGCGCTGTCCTGGATCGAGGTCACATTGAGGGTCTGCATCGTCGAGCGCAGCGACGCGAACGAGCCGATGTCGCCCGACACGTCGAGTCCCTGGAGGTAAAGCCTCTGGCCGATGCCACTACTTTTCGCCATCGTTCACCTGCTTGACCACGAACCCGCCTTTGATGAGTCGTTCTGACAGCGGCCCGTCGTAGCGGTCGCCTTCGTACCAGCGCTTGTCGCCGACGCGGAGGATGTGGCGACCTGCCGGGATGCCGCGGGGGTTGGCGACGATGTAGGCAGCCTTGGTCTTCGGCACGGGCGGACTCCTATGCGGCGACGCTGTATTCGGTGAAGTCGGTCACGATCTCGAAGCCGACCGTGACGTACTGCGCCCCGCCGATCACGGGGTACTCGATCTCGGCATCGAAGACACGGAGGTCCGTGTTGTTCCCGCCGAGCTGGGCGTCGCCGTTCATGCGGGTTCGGAACTCGTGCTTGAACAGGCGCATGTCGAGGACCGTGGCCCGCGCGACCGTTTCGTTGAAGTCGCCCAGGGGGATGAACAGCACGACCCCGATCCGGTCGGCCACCATCTCGGCGTCAAGGACGAACCGCTCGCCCATCGTCTCGGGACCGGACTCGCCGATCCAGAAGGTGCGGATGCAGCGGCCGCGGGGCACGGGCAGCGCGACGGTGGCCTGCGTCGGGATCGCGAGGGCCTGCCCAGAGGCGTTGGCGTGGGTATTGATCTGGTCGATGAGATCGCTGAACGCCATCTATTCGAGGCCTCTGACGAGGTTGGCCGAGAGGATCGCGCGGCTGCGGGACATGGCCGTCTTGGTCCGCCGGAACATGTGGTACTTGGCCTCGGTCTTCCCGCCGCGGTACTTCTTCGGGCCACCACCGGGCCAGGGATAGACGTGGGTCTGCGACACGACGGCGGTCAGGAACCACGGCCGTCCGGTCAGCGAGGCGACGCGGCCCTTGACACCGGCCCGGCCGTGCCCAGTGGGGCCTATCGGGTACAGCGACTGGACGGCCTTCTCGCCCTGCTCGGCGAGGCCCTGGAGCATCCGCCGGATGTTGCCCCGGATCAGCTGCTTCGGGTCCCGTTCGAACAGCGGCCCGGACAGGTCGATGGTGACTGCGGGTCGGACCATCAGGCCACGTTCGGGATGCGGAGATGCCAGAGGGTCGAGTGCAGCAGCGTCCATTCCGAGGCGGAGTGCTGCGTGCCGGGGATGCCCTGGCCGTCGAAGACCGGCGTCAGGCCGGCGTCGCGCTGCTTCCAGCGGCGCTGGGCCACGAGCAGCGTGCCCGTGACGACCTCCTGCGGGTAGACGTAGTAGGCGATCGCAGCGGCCGAGTCGTGGGTCGCAGCGGTGCTCCCGTTCTGGCCGCGCTTGACGGTGAACGTCGTCGACGACAGCGCGGTCACGTACATCTGTTCGGAGCCGATGAGCCACGTCTGGCCGATCGAGAGGCTCGTGGTGGCCGAAACGTCGATCCCCGTCTCGGTCGTGTCGAGAGCCTCGTTGACGGTGCCCGTGGCGGTCACGGTCTCGTTGGAATAGCCCGCGACGCCCGCGACGGTCAGGACCCGGAGGCCCTCGCTGAACAGGCTGGTCGTCAGGCCGTGCAGCTGGAGGCGACGCTTGCGGGCCGAAGCGTAGGGCTGGCTGTAGTAGTCGGTCTCTTCGGTGAGGGCCGACGACGAGCCGCCGGTCCCGTCGAGCATCGAGACAGACGAGATGGTCAGGAAGTCATCCCGCAGATCGAGGTACGAGCGGCCGGCCGAGTCGTAGCGGTTCGAAGCGGTCCGCGGCCCGAAGCCGGAGCCGAAGGCCGAGCGGTTGCAGTAGCCGTCGACGGTCCGGCTGGCGCCCTCGAGGATGGCGAGCAGCGTCGCGTCGTTGGCCGTGCCGGCGCTCGTGCCGCCGTCAACGAGGAACTTCTTGAACTCGTCGGTCGAGGCGTAGGTGTGCGGCACGAACCAGCCCCTAGCTGAAAATGGACTTGACGGTGAACGAGCCCTCGGTCGCACCCTTGGCCGGTCCGGTGCCCTCCCACCGGAAGAGCCACGTTCCGGGCTCGTCTGGGTCGATGTCGGCGTAGAACGTGCCGGCCGAGTCCTTGACGACGATCGAGCCCGGTTCGCCGAAGGTGTCGACCGTCTCCGGCTTGGTCGAGTGGCGATAGCGGAGGATGACGGCCGTCGGGTCCGTGAGGACACCATCCACTTTCCAGGTCGCGATGACGCGGACGGGCGTGCCGAGCGTGTAATCAGCCATACTTGGAAACGACCTCGACGCGAGTGAGGATTACGGGCTCAACGACGATCGGTGTGACGAGCGCGACGACGACCTCGGCCGGACTCATGGGGACGGTGACCGTGACAGCGGGCGTGAAAGCCGACAGCGCGAGGCTCGCGGTACCGGGCGTGACGACCAACGGGGTGCTGACCGTCGGCGCGAAGGTGGTGAGCGACAGCGTTCCGACGCCGGGGATGACCGTGACACCGACACCAACGCTGGGCGCGAACGGCGTCAGGGTGAGCCCGATCGTTCCGGGGGTGACCGTCTTGTGGTCGGACGCCGTGACGACCGGCCCGAAGGCTGTCAGGACGAGCTCGGCGAGGCCGGGCGTGACCTCGATATCCGCACCCGTCGTCACGGTCGGGGCGAACGTGGCGAGGTTGAGTGCTGCCACGCCCGGCGTGACGATGATGTTGTCGCTGGCCGTGACCGTCGGAGCGAACGCCGTCAGCAGCAGGCTCGCCACACCGGGCGTTACGAGTTGGTGATCCGTGGCCGTGACGACCGGGGCGAACGGAGTCAGCGTCAGGGCCGCGACGTCGGGGGTGACGGTCACGCCGATGTTGGCCGACGGGGCAAAGGCCGTCAGGATCAGGCTCACCGTGCCCGGAGTGACCGTCTGGTGATCCGAGGCCGTGGCCGTCGGGATCAACGGCGTCAGGGTCAAAGCGGCGACGCCCGGCGTCACCAGCTGGTTCTGCGTCGCGGTGACGGTCGGGGCGAAGGCGGAGAGGCTGAGACTCGCCACGCCCGGCGTCACCGTCTGGTTGTCACTGACCGAGACGGTTGGCGTCTGGGGACTGAGCGCGAGCGATGCGGTGCCCGGCGTGGCGACCTGGTTGGCCGAGGCGACCTCGACCGTCTGGGTCGATGAGAAGACGGTGTACGACCCGCCGCTCGTCGGTGCCCCGGCCATGCGGATCGTGTACGACCCGATGTCGGTGCAGGTGACGGTGATCCCGTTCTGCGTCTGCGAGTTGGAGTTGACGAGCGGGTTCGTATCGGCCGTCGTCAGGCCCGTGCCGGAGGACGCGATGGCGACATATCCACCACCGTCGTCGACTTCCCAGCGCCAGTCATAACGCTGGACGCCGCCGGAGCCGGTGAAACCCGGCGTGCCGGCGAAGCTGAACGTGTCGGTCGGCGCGGCGCTGACCGGCGCGGCGGGACTATCGAACGCGATGCTGGTGAGGACCTTCGCCATCTGTCAGGGTCCTCTAGGCGAGGGTGAACACTCCCGAGGCGTTGGCCGCCACGGTCAGGGTGTTCCCGTCCGTGGCCGTGACATCGGCCGGGGTCGAGTCCAGCAGGGCGTAGCAGAGCACGTCCCCGCCGACTTCGTAGATGACCGCGAAGCGGGCCGTGATCGATCCGCCCGAGGCCGTCCAAACCGGATCGGTGGTAATGTCCACGGTGACCGTTGTGGTGCCCGCCAGCGTCAGCGCGACAGCGATGCCGCCGGTCGTGTAGCCGTTGCCGTTGGCGTGCTCGTTGGTGACCCCGGCGTAGGTCGTGGTTGCCGCTCCGATGTTCGACGTGGACAGGAACAGCGCGCACTTGTACGTGTCCGAGTCGATATCGAAGGTACCGTTCAGGAGGCGCGTCCGCGCGCCATCGGGGAAGGTCCAGGTTCCGGCTGCCATTCGGGCGCTCCTAGGTCGTGGTGGTGCCCGTCATCGCGACGGACTGCACCGTGTTGGCGCCGCCCGCGGCGGCGAACTCAAGGGTCATGGCGGTGGCCGCGGTGCCCTCGATCCAGAGGCCGGACAGGGCGATCGCCGGGGCGTTGTCTCCGGCCACGGCGGCCAGCGACAGCGTGGCCGACCAGAGGACATCGCCGGCGCCCGTGGCGCCGTCGCGGAGGTTGACCGTGCCGTTGACGGCCGTCGGTGCCGAGGCGCCCGCAGCGAGGGTCACGAGGATCCCGGTGCAGACGTTCTTGATGCCGCTGCCGGCCGATGCCTGACTCGCGGTGGCCTGGGTGTTGGCGGCCGGGGTATGCGTGACGGCCCACGTGCCCAGAGATTGGATCGCCATCTAGTTCTCCTTTGGGCCGAGCACGGCCTTGTGCTTGGCGCGGGGCACGTCGACTTCGGCCCGGCCGGCCTCCACCCACTTCGCGGCCAGTTCATCGGTAACGAACAGCTTGTCGCCGCGACGGAGGTCGACGAAGGGGCGGAGGATGCGGACTCGGGGCATGGTGATTCCTTTACTCGGTGAGCTCGGGGGGAGGCGCTTCGCTCTCGGCGTCCAACAGGGCGATGATCTCGTCATAGGCGGCGACCGCGCCGGCGTTCTGATTGAGCCGTTCGCGGGCCGTCTCGACCGCCCTCTGGAGTTCGTCGCGCCGCGCGATCAGCACCTCTCGGTCCATTAGAAGGTCGAGGCCGCATAGAGCGGGATGTAACGGAGATCCCCAGCGACCTTCACGACAAGAGCGCCGACGGCCGCACTGGATGGAGTCGAGGACGAGGAGGCCCCACCGTCCGTCAGCGCACCGAGATGCGCGAAGGCCGTGAAGCCGTTGGTCGAGGTGTGTGTCACGTGAATCGCTGCATCGACCGCGCCCATGCCGGAGGCATCGGTGTTGCGGATTCGGATGCCGTACTTGTCGTGCGGATCGACATTGCTGTTCTCGTCCGAGAGGTTCACGTCGATGCCGACGATCTCGGTGGCGACGTTCCCGAAGTTCTCGATACGCACGTCGAGGCAGTGCAGCTGGGTCGCCTGCATCCCGCTGTCGTTGCGGGAGCTGATGTTGGCGCCCAGGACCCAGTTGATGTTGGTGCCACGGTTACGGGCCGCCACCTGGAGACCGCGCAGGGCGCCCTCACCAGCGACGTTCCCGGTTGCGCGGTTGGTCGCGCTGATATTGAGGCCGGTGTCGGGGTTGCCGTCCCACGAGCTATCCGCTTCGGCGGCGGCCCGATTGATCTGGAGGTTGAAGGCGCCCTGGCGAAAGGCGCCCGTGCCGCTCAGGACTTCCTGGAGCACGCGCAGGCCGGAGGGCGAGTCGCCGCCGGCATCGGCGAACTGATAGTCGGGCGCAGACCCGACGATGAGGCCGCCACCAATGACGGGCATTGAAGGACTCCTTTGGGTGCAGGGAGCCCCCCGGAACGGAGTCCGGGGGGCATCCGAGGCGGGTTTACAGGCCGGTGACCTCGGTGAAGGCCAGAATCCGATACACCACGAGCGCGCAGCGCATCGAGGCCCGGATGGCGACCTTGCCCTCGGTGAAGTAGGTGTCGTGGCTGTTCGAGGCCGCGAGGCTGATGCCGTCACGGACGATGAACTGCGAGTGCTCCCGGAACGCCCCGACCAGGGCCGTGCCCTCGGTCTCGTGGGTCGTCTGGAAGATCGGCAGGCCGAACAGGGTTTCGGAGCCCTTGTCCGCCGGGTTGCCGAGGATGTAGATGCCGTCGGCGGTCCGGGTCAGGCGGACGTCCTGCCAGTCGTTCGGATGCATCACGATCGCGTCGGGCTCGGCGAAGCCGTTGACGCGGCACTTCACGAGGCCCTTGTAGATCGCGTCGAACACCGGATCGGTGCTCTTGGCCTGGGTCTGCGTGACGAACGTCGCGTAGCCCTTGATGTTCGGGGTGTTGCCGTCGCCGTTGAGGAGCTGGCTCGCGAGGCGCTGGCGGACCATGAAGCCCAGCCGGCCCCGGAGATACGACTCCAGCCACTCGATATCGGACATCGCGATCTCGGTCACCGGGATGAAGACCGGCAGCCATTCGATCGTGATCGTCCGCTCGGTGAAGGCCAGGGCAGCCTCGCCGGCGCCAGAGCCCTCTGCCGTCTCGACGGCGTTGTTGGTGAAGGTGGTCTCTTCGAGATACGAGAGCGTCCGTCCGCTGGCCGTGCCCGGTGCGGGCAGGTTCACGAGGGACCGTTCCTCCTGCTCGTCGAAGACGAGACGCGACAGGCGCTCATCCTCCTGCGGAGCGGAGGTCAGCTGGAACAGGGTCTTGACCTGGGGCTCGAAGAGCTTGGCGATCTGCGGGAACATGGCCGCCGACTCGAGCGCGGTCAGCTGGCCCAGTTCGAGGGTCTTGCGGTCGCCCTTCTTGAATCCGCCGCCGGCCGCGATCTCGGCGTAGTCCTTCGACTCGGCGAGGATCTTGGCGAACGGGCGCATGGCCTTGGTCTCGGCCTTCGGGGGCGTGACGCCCTCGGTCGGGTCGACCGGCCGCTTGACCTGACCGAGGCGGTCGAGGTGGGCGGCGTTGTCGCGCTGGAGCCGGTCGGCGTCGAAGAGCGCGTCCCATTTGGACTGCTTCTCGGCCAGCGCGGCCTCGCGCTTGCGGACCTCTTCGACCTTGGCGGCGTCGAGATCCTTGGCGTTTCGGAACAGCTCGGCGATCTCGGTCCGCTCCTTGCGGATCTCCTCGCCGAGGGTGTAGAGCTCGGTGCTCATGGTTCTCCTGGGCATGGCGAAGCACCCGCCGGGGCGGGCTGCTTCTGTGGATGGGTTGCGGATTAGCCGAGCGTCAGCGGCACGCCGCTCTCATAGAGCCGGCGGCCCAGCTCGGCCCACTCGCGGGCGAGCCGCTCCTTCTCGGGCTCGGTCTCGACCATCAGGGCATCGAGGTCATCCTTGACCTCGGCCATGACGACAGAGAGCCGCGAGAGGCGTTCGCGGTTCGCCGAGGACAGCACCCGACCTTCCTTGGCCCGCGCCGCTGCGCGGTCCTCGGAGCGGGTGACGATCGCCCTAACCTCGTCCAGTACCCAGTCGAGGTGGTCGATATACGACAGGCCGTTACCCAGCCCGCCGCCCTTGATGGCGGAAACATTGGAGAGTTGGTTCATCGGGACGGCCACGAGGCCGGTCTCCCAGACGGTCAGCTCCTTGAGTTCACGGACGCGCTGTCCGTCTTCGTTGACGATGGCGAAGTCGCCCACGTCGTAGCCGATCGAGAGGCCCATCGACAGGCCCGCCGCGAGGCGCTCCTGCGTGATGACTCGCTTCTCCTGCGCGGCTTCGGTGGAATGGAACTGCGCCCGCAGGAACAGGCCCGTCGCGTCTTCCTTGGCCTCAACGGGCATGGCGATCATCTGGCCCCAGTCGTGGCCCCAGCTGATGAAGCCCTCGCGGAGGAAGCGGTCGAGATCCTTGTCGAAGGCGCCGGGCAGCACCCGGTCTCCGCCGCGGTCCACGATGTTGAACACGTTGGCGTAGCCGGAGAACTCACCCGTCTCGGACACGGCGGCCTTTTCGAGGACGATGGTCTTGCGTTCGAGGGTCATTCGTCGGGCTCCTGATCGTCGTCGTCGGGTTCGGGCACGGTGTTGTTCGGCGTCGAGAGCGGCACGCCGCCCCACGGCACGGGGTCCATGTCTTCGAGGTCGCGGACCTCGTTCGGCACGAGCCAGCGGCCGTTGAGGCCAGAGGAGTAGTACGCGGTCCGGGCCTTCGAATCGCCGCGGAGGTAGCGCCTCAAGTCGAGCTTCGAGTAGAGGTCGGCGGGCAACAGCTGAACGTCGATTTCCTGCTGCCAGTTCTCGGTCCACGGATCGAGCGAGTCGGTCACGTAGTCCTGCGCCTGCTGCTCGGCCGACTGGAACGACACGGCGCCCGGCTTGCGGGAGTTGAGCTTGTACGACGGGATCCGCGTGAAACGGCCCATCACCTCGACGTCGAACTCCTGACCTTCGAGGAACTGGGCATCCTTGGGCGGGATGCCGGCCAGCTTGACGTCGACGCCCTCTTCCAGAACGGCGGTGCGCCAGGCGTTCTGGACGCCCTCGTGGTCCTGCTTGAAGACCGAGGTCAGGTGATCGATCGCCTCGGTCGAGAGCTTGCCCTTCGACATGAGGATGAGGCCCGGTGCGGCGTTGTTCTTGAAGAACCGCGCCCGGTATTCCTCCGCCGACAGGCCGAGGGCCACGGCCTCACGCATCATCGACAGCAGTGAATAGCCGGTGATGCCGTCCCACGACATACCCCGGACGTGGAACACGTCGCGCTCGGGGATCTCCTGCTGGGTGATCCCGTCTTTCAGGGTGTAGGTGTAGGTCCCGCGCTCGACCGTCATCCGGTCCGGCGACAGCGGCAGCAGCTCGCGGACCGCGCCGGCTCCGTCGCGGCCGATGCCGGCGTAGAAGTTGCCGTAGGTCAGCAGGTGGACCATCGCCATCTGCCGCCAGCGGTAGGACGTGAAGCCGGGGCACGGCCGGCGGTGCAGCAGGTCGTAAGCCCAGTGGTCCTCGGCCTTGACCCGGGTGCCCTTGCGGTAGACGTGCAGCGGCAGCTTCGCCACGTCCTGAGAGAGGATCAGGACCGAGCCCCAGTAGGCCGAGTAGCGGAGCGCCTTCTGGGCCGTCAGGCTCTTGCCGGAGTTCGTCGAGAGCGACGAACCGAGAAGCTCGGCGAATCGGGTGAACTCGGTCCCCCCGGTGAACGCCTTGAGCGTCGGAACGGATGTCAGCGCCTTGGCAATCAGGCCCACTTAGCGTCCCCAGTTGACGATCCGCAGGCCGGCCAGCGCGAGGGTGATCGGCAGGAGTGCGGGATGGATGAGTTCGGACAGGCCGTACGCGAGCAGGACGTAGCAGCCGATGGCGAGCAGATCGGATGCATCGGGGTGCGGCACGCGCCGCAGGGCGGCCGCCGCGCGGCGCAGATAGGCCATCGGACCCCCTAAAAGGTGAGCGGTGGTCGGGTGTCGTAAACGGAGGTCTCGAGCGGCACGAGCGCCATGCGGAGCGCCTCGCTGTACGCGCCGACCGCGCAGACCGCGAGGTCGATCTTTCGCTGCGAGGTCTTCGACTCTTTGACGATGCGGCCGCCGCGGTGGTCTTCGCGGAGCACGGCATTGGCGAGGTGCTGCGCGAGCCGGGGGTCGCCGTCGTGGGTCAGCCGCTTCTCCATGACGGCGGCGTAGAAGTCGGCGCAGGCCGGGACCATTCGGGCCAGGGAGTTGGTCGGCCATTCGAAGATACGGCCGGGGAACTCCGCCTCGAGCCGGGCGAACAGGTCTTGAAAGCGAGCCGGATCGAACGCCATCGCGCGGCAGCCGGGCATCCCCAGAACGTCGCGCACGGTCCGCTCGATCGCGGCCATATCGATGTGCCCCAGTTCGAGATCCGGCGTCCAGAGGCCGCGCACCGCGAGGTGCGGCAGGGCGAGCGTGCAGGACACGAGGCCCGTCGAGTCGTTGGACCACGAGCCGTCGAGGAACGCCACGAACGGCTCGGCGGGATCGAACGCCCGCTCCTCGTCTTTGCGGTCGACCCACGCCCCGTGCGGCAACCACGCGGAGTGCGTCGTTGTCCACTGGTTGAGATGGAACCGCCGGAACGCCGACTCGGGCGTGACCGTGACATCGGCCTCGACGACCGAGGTGGGCAGGAAGTCGCCGAGCGCCGGGTTGGCCTCGCGCCACGCTGCGGGGTCGCGCCAGTCGCAGTTGGGGTCCGCAGGCTCGCTCCACGAGTAGAAGAACTCGCCCCGCTGGCCCCGCTCGTACAGGTCCCACGCCAGCGTCGTCCGGTCGAAGCCGGCCGTTGTGATGCCGACGATCATCGCGCCGGGCCGGACCATGCCCAAGACCATCGCGTCCCACAGGTCGCGGTTCGGCTGGACGTGAACCTCGTCGAAGATCACGAACGTCGGGTTGAGGCCCTGCTGGAGTTCGGCGTCGGCCGAGAGGACGCGGTAGATGCCGTCCTGCGGACCTTCGATGTGCCAGCGCTGGACGCGCAGGAGGCTGGTCAGCTCGGGCTCGGCCCGGACCATCCGCTTGGCTTCGTCGAACACGATCGAGGCTTGCTTCCGGTCGCCGGCGCAGGAGTAGACATGCGATGCCGGACCGAGACAGACGAGGGCGTAGATGGCGAGCGCCGCGCCGAGGGTCGACTTGCCGTTCTTGCGGGGCAGGCCGATGTAGCCGTAGCGGTGGCGGGGCTTGCCGGCCTTGTCGAACAGCCCGTGCAGGATCTCGTGCTGCCAGGGTCGGAGGACGATCAGCTTCCCGCGCTCGGGGCCGAGGGTGTTCCGGCAGAGGTCCTGGATGAAGCCGCAGGCTTGGTGGCCGCAGTCAACCCGCGCGGACGTACTTGTCGAGCTTCCGTTTCGGGCTGACCTTGCGGGTGAGGCCGGTGCCCGTCGCCGGCGTGAGGCAGAGCTCGCGGGCAAGTTGGCGATGGACATTGACAAGCTCGCGCCACTCCTTCGTGCCCTTGGGCTGCATCGCGTTCACGGTGGCCGTCGTCTCGCAGTACAGGCGGAAGACCTGGGCATGGGCCGCGCCGATGTGGGCGGTGTCAGTGATGGCCGCGAGGGTCGCGTCCCACACCTCGGCCGCGGCGAGCGTCAGGTCGTCGGGCCGGGTCGGCGGCTCGGTCGGGCCGGGGGAGGTCCGCAGCCGCGACGGGCGGGTCTCGCCTTTGAGGATCTTGAGCGGGCGGGGTGCCGCGAGCGGTCCGCGTTGTCCCATTGTGTGTCATCCCTGTTACGCGGTGTTACGCTGTTACGCGGAGGTGTTACATGCCCAAAAGTCGAGCGGCCTACATGCGGGAGTACCGAGCGAGGCGACGCGTGGACCGCGCTATGACGTCCGGCGGCGAATACATTGGCCGCGAGACCGCCGAGGGATTGGTGGCCCAAGCCGACCGCATCCGCGCCCTCGAGGCCGAGGTAGCCCGTCTCAAGCGCGAACTGGCCGCACGGCCGACGCTCGGCACGTTCAACTCGCGCCCGTTCACGCCCGTTCCGAAGCCGGGACACGTTTCGCGCCGTTCGAGATAACCTGTCCGTGCGTCTCTGCGGCTTGCGCGGGGTCAGGGCAGACGAAGGCTCCCGAACTTTCGGAGAACCCCCCGGACCGGATACTTATGCACGATCGCGATGCTGCTTGGCGCTGTTGCAGCGACGACACAGCACGAGGCCGAGCGTCGCGTGGTCCGTCGTCAGCGGGTTGGTTGAGCCGCCGTCGTACGGGCACCCCCCCGGCGTGTGGCACCACGGTTCCGCAGCGATCTGCGCCCAGCTGAAACGCTGCCAATCCGCTCCGTAGCCACGGCCCCCGGTGGACGCCCGCCGGCCCCGCTCGTGGGCCAGACGATGCGGCTCGCACCGACCCCCCTTCACCGCCCCCTCGGGGCACCCCCGCTCGAGGCACGCCCTCACTGTGGTTCGCGGACGGCCGAGCCCGGATACCCGCCCCCCCTGAGTGCGAGGTAGTACAGGATTAGGTGCCAGCGACACAGGCCGATCCGGTTCGGGCCGACAACCACCACTCCTTCGGGGACGAAGGCGTAGTGGGCTTGGTCGTCACAGAAGGCGCAGGGGTTCACGGCGCGAAGTGCAGGTGCCCCGCCCCGAGTTCCGAGTCATCCGGCTCCCAGTCCCACTCGGCGAGGCAGCGAGGGTGGGCGAAGCTGATGTAGATGAGGCCGAGGTTCTCGGTCTGTTGGGCGATGTAGGGGCCGTCGGGCAGGGCCTTGCCGCAGACGCAGTACAGGACCGGGTCCGGGATGTAGGGGTAGAGCGGGTTCATGGCGTCCTGCCCAGATGTAGCGTTCGGGGTCGGCGGTTTGTATCGTTCGGGTCTAGCGCGCTCCCGGCCAGTCATCGTTGAGCGGCACTCGTTCGATGACCCACTCGACCTCGAGGGACGGGGCGAGGCCACGGTTGCCGATGCCGAACTCGAGGATCATCCCGCCGACGACCGAGGCGAGTCGCTTGCCGTGCATCCAGTGGGTTCGGCTCTGGTAGGCCGGCACGAGGAAGCCCTCGACGCCGCGGTAGTCGGGCAGGTGGGCTGCCTTGTGGTAGTTGCCTTCGCAGAGGATGTCGGGCTTCTCGCCCTGCGGCATCCCCTCGACGTGCTTCTGGAGTTTGTAGGACAGGGCGTAGGCGCCGCCCTCGTTGGGGTGGGCCAACTCGATCGTCACCGGACCGACGCGGACGAACGCCCCGACCCGGCCGAGGTATTCGAAGTCGGACCGCTGCGCCGCGATCGCGGCCACGATGTCCGGCCCGCCGTCGTCGAGCCACCAGTCGTCGTGGTTGCCGCTGATGACCTTGTACGGGATCCCGAGCTTCGGGAGGGCCGCCTCCGAGGCAACGTAATCGACGGTGTTGTCGTAGGAGTGGAGCCACACCTCGTGGGGGTTGCGGTGCCGCCGGAACGGGCCGTCGGTCAGGTCACCGCAGTGCAGGATCGCCGAGACCTTGCGCCGCTTGGCGTAGGCCAGAAAGTTGTGAAGGTGGGTCTTCTGGGTGTACTTGGAGCCGAAGTGGGTGTCGCTGATGACCGCGACCCGGACCCGCTCGCCCTTGACCCGTCCGATATCGAGATCGATGATCGGCCGGACCGCCGGTTGCGGTCGGTGGATGACGTAGCCGCGTTCCTCGGCGGCCCGGATCAGGTCGACGTCCTTGGCCTCGCGCAGCGGGTCAGCCGCGGCGAGGATCTCGTCCAGCGGCGATCGCTCTACCGCGGACATCGACAGCGCCCCTGGAGGTGCCGGACGACCGTCGACGGCCCGCCGGCGAAGCCCCACGTCTGGCAGGCTCGGCCGATCGCCATCAGCGGCGTTCGGAGGCGCAGTGCGTCGGCGATGGCCTGTAGCCGCTCCGGGGTGAGCGTTTCGAGGAAGGGGCCGACGGTACAGGCGTTGCCCGTTCCTGCGACCTGTCCGAGGATGTCATTGAGCGGGCCGCTTGCTGCCCGATCCGACACTAGCCGCTCGTGGCCTTGAGGGAGTAGACGCCGGACGCCACAGCGCCCGAGAAGAAGCCGGTCAGGACGGCCGCAGCGACATCGCTACCACCGACGACCGCGGCGCCGACCGCCAGGGCGACGCCGAGCCCGACCGCGAGGGCCGGGGCGAAGCGGTCGACCGTTGCGCCGGAGAGGGAGAGGGCTCGTTTGAGGATCTCGAGCGCGATGCCGACGGCGACGGCGTTTCCGCCGATGGTCAGCAGCGAGCCGATCGTTGGCTCTTCCAAGTCAACCTCCTGTGAGTGACTACCGCTTGATGGCCGGCCAGGCCAGCGATAGCGCCAGCATGGTCAGCAGCACGACGTAGGCGATGAGCTGGTTGCCGGTCACCGGCCCGGACGCCGTGACCGACCACCGAGAGGCACGAGCCGATAGCCGGCCTCACGAATGATCCCGTCCAACACGGCCGCCTTATCGCGGGCAGCCGACCGAAGGTAGCAATCGGCATGGCGGTGTTCGTCAGGGACAACGCGGGCACTCGCCAGTCCCGCTGCGAGAACGATGTCCTCTAGGACCGTCATGTCGTTCACGGCCGCAACAGCGTCACCGACCCGGACGCCGTAATCGCCCAACGACCCTCGGCGAGCTCCGCCGTCAGTTCGTCGCGGCCCTTGATTCGCCCGGTGGCGAGGGCCAGGTCGATCTGCTCTTGGCTATAGCCCGGTGGCTGATACAGCGGGTGGAGCCGGAGCGCTTCCGCAGCGGTCGGCAGCAGGACGCCGTAGACGCCGCCGCGGTACGCCTCGACGGCGCTGCGGAGAACGGGCTGCTCGATCTCGTCCGGCCAGTTGTGGGCATCCTCGAGAGGGTTGGCAGCCCACCACGACGCCGCGACGTTATGCAGCCCGCCGATGGCGTGGATGCCGTCGAAGCCGTAGTTCCGGGGCAGCTTGGCCGAGATGACGATCAGGGCTGCGGGACGGCCCTTGCCCTTGGCTTCGTCGAGGAACTGGCGCCACGACCAGCCGGTCATCTTGGTGCTGATCGCTGCGACCTCGGGCCAGATGCCTTTCAGGCCCCGGAACATGGCGTTCTCGTCCAAGCCCTCGCTGCCGGTGTCGGTGTCGGGCACTCCGGCGGCGGCGCGGAACACGTCGATGCCGGGCGGGGTGAGCCACGGCAGGACCTGCGCCAGCGCCCAGTAGACCGCACAGATCGCGCAGTCGTCGTAGGGGCCTTTGCCGCGGCCCGGAAAGTGCTTCTGGGACAGGATGCGGAGGCTCATCCGGGGCAGGGGCTCAGGTGGCCGCCGGCCGCGATCGTGAGATGGACGTCGCTGTCGGCGCTGGCCGCCACGGTGTAGGTGCCGATCTGTCCGACGCCGCAGGCCCATAGCGTCTGCGAGCCGCGGTTGACCGAGACCTGCGTCCCGAGAACCGTGCCGTCGGGCGCGGTGACCGTCAGCGACAGGGCGTCATGCTTCGCGCCGTAGAGCAGGGCCTTGAACGTCCCGCCCTCAGCGCACGCCTCGAACTCCTGCTCGATGACGACTGCCCCGCCGCCGTCCCAGTTCTGGCCCGAGGACTTCGGGGCGCAGGACCATGAATAGGTCTGGGCGAACGGCTCCGGGGCCGGCTTCGCGGCGACGACCGGGGCTGCGACCAAGAGGGCCGCGACGATGGCGATAACGATGCGTTTCATGGCTTCCTCAGCAGGACGTAGGCGGAGACAGCCCCGAAGGCGATCAGGGCCAGGAACAGCAGGACCGGCGAGTCGCGCTCAACCGGATCGGGCGGCTCAGGGGTAACTGGAGTTACCACCGTCGGGGCCGGGGAGGAAGCCGACCCCGCGGTGGCGGAAGGAGGGGGCGAAGGGTTCAATGTCGGGCTCGGAATGAACGTCTCCGGGACCGTGACCGTCTGATCCGGCGTCGGCGGCGCAGTCGGGTCCGGGGTGGCCTTGGCCGTGATCTCGTCGACGGTCACGTAGACCCCGAAGATGTGGGCGCTGGTGACGTAGGCGTAGGGCAGGAAGCCGTCGCCGTCGAGGCCCCAGCCGGTGCCCCAGCTGTTGCGGATGCGGAGCCCGCGATCGTTGTCCCAGCCGTAGACGACGTAGGCGTGGCCGCCGGCAATCGAGGTCGGGGCGCGGAGGATGCCGTCGCGGCGGGTCTGCCACCACGAGTCGTACCACCAGCCGATGACGAGGACGGGGCCGTACTCCGCGACGGCTCGCTTGATGTCGCCGGCGTTGACTGGGACGGACCAGTATTCGAGGATGCGGTGCTTGCTTCGTTGGCCGACGTTGACGACCGGGTAGCCGTAGTCGTCGAGCTGGACGAGGGCCCGGCTCATGTACGCCCCGACCGCGGTGGTCCCGATCTGGCGGGCGAACTTGGCTTCGTCGAAGTTGTAGAACCGGCCCCATTCGAGGCGGTCCTGCCACGCCTTGACCGTCGAGGTGGAGAACGCCACGCAGCGCGGCGTGTCGCCCTGGTTGAGAACCGCCGGCATCGACCCCCAGCGGAACCTCGCCGGCAGCCCGACCGGGATCTCCCTGCCGTCCGCTGAGTATTTCTGCTCGATGGGCTGAGCAAACGGGGCGGCGATGTCCAGCAGGCCGAGGGTGTGGGTCGTCGGCTGGTTCGCTGCGAGCAGGAGGCCGAGGGCCGTGATGACCGAGCCGACGGCCCCGGCGCGCTTCACAGGCCCAGCAGCCGCAGGACGATCGGCACGCCGCCGGCGATGACCGCGATGGCGGCCCAGCGGGCGTTGTCGCCCTCGATGCGGAGGCGGCCGCGGGCGACTTCGATGCCGGACTTGCGGTCGGCGACCTCATCCTTCTGGGTCAGGCCCCGCTGTTCGGCCATGAAGTCGGCGAGCGGCTTGACCGTCCGCTTGAGGTCGCCGATGTCGCGCTGGATCGTCGTCAGGACACCGGGTGCTCCGTTGGCCCCCAGCAGCAGGCCCTGGAGGCGGGCGAGTTCGGCCTTGATGTCGGAGACCTCCTTGGCGGTCATCGCCACCATTCCTCTGGCACGTCGCCGCGGAACGTCACGCCGTGCAGAAGCACGCAGGCCCCCGTTCGTTCCTTGAGCCATGGGATACGGAGGATCAGGGCATCGAGTGGCCCGCCGATGTAGTCGCAAAGGCGCTGACCAAACAGCCAGAGCCGGAACCGCAGGCGGCTCATACCATCAGCCGCCGATGGTTCGCTGCTGACGCGGCAATCGCCTCGTCAATCTCGCGCCGCATGGCGAAGTAGGGCAGGCGGCGACCGTGCGCCGGTCCGAGATCCCTGAGGACGAGGGGTTTGCCGGGATGGGCGATCCGAAGGACCACGATGGACTCCTGAGAAGGGGTTGGGCATGCTCCCCGGTTGGCTCCTCAACGGGCTCCGGCCGGCCGCTGTTGAGACGACCTTGCACTGCATCTCATGCCCTAACGAGACGGGCGGAACCGCCCCGTGGTAAAGCCCGCCCGGAGCGGACTCAACGGGCGGGCGGGGTCCCTCGCCGGGCTCGGAGAACGTGCGGCCAAACCCGGTACGAGCCGGGGGTGCTTGCCGCGGGTCCGCGCTGCGGGGGGCCGTGAAAAAACCCCGCCAGTCCGTAGCAGCGAACGACGGAGAAGATTGGGGGGTGCCCGAACCATCCAGAAAGGCCGACCCTTGTGGGGTAGCGGCGGGCCGGGAGCGACCCGGCGGATGGGCGGGTACCTAAGTCAGTTTAGCGTATCGAACACCCGTGTCAATGCCCACTTGCGCAGGTCCGCAAATCACGCCGCCGTCTCCGCGCTGCGCTGCGCCTCGCTCCTCGAAACCCATCCGGGCCGCGTATCGGGCTCCGGCTCCTCGCGGTACTTCTGGCGCACCATCTCGAGCGACCGAAACGCCACGTCGCCCCGACACCAGTCGGGGATGTCGAAGTGGCGGGCCACGTCGGACGGTCGCAGGGTGTTGACGCAGAGCCACTTGACGAAGAGCCTGCGAGCGGGATCGGCGATCTCCTCGACGGCTCGGAGGAACGGGGTCCGGTACTTGCCGTCCTGGTCGACGGCGTAGGCAGCGCGGCGATGGTTGTCGGGCTCGAGGTGGCAGCCGTCGATGCAGTCGCGGTGCATCGCCTTGACGGCGCGGTCGTCAGATTCTCGGGCCTGGCAGCGGCGGCCGGTGAGGCCGAGCCAACGTTTCGCGGGGGCCTTCATGTCCGGCGCCCCGCCGTCGTCGGTGAGGCTGATCGAGTGCTGGAGCTCCGGCGTTTCTGCGAGGTACTGCGTGTTGGCCCAGTTCAGGAGCGATCGCAGCGTCGTCATGGCCCGAGGGTGCTGCATCGTCAACATCTAGCCAAGGTCCCATAACGGGACGCTTACAGGCCCGCCGCGGCGCTTCCGAGGGCCGGGCTCATCGAGGTATCGCAGCAGCTCGAACTTGGAGCAGCCGTACTCGGCGCACGCCTGGCGCAGCCACCGCCGGACGAGGCTCTCGTCCACGCCGCAGCCCTTGGCGTTCTCCGTCCGCAGGAACTCGATCAGGACGAGGCGGCGGCGCGGCGTCACGGCTCCCGCTCAGTCATGCTGCGTCCCTCGCTGCGAGGAGGAGGGGTCATGCCGACAACCCTAGCGGCGCCTGATTGCGCCACGCTTCCCATGCCCGAGTGACGGCCCCGGAGCCGGGGAACAGGTCTACGAACTCGTCATCGGCCCGCACGCCCAACAGGGCGAGTACCCACCACACGAACCGCTCGGGCTTGGCGCCTTGGAACCCTCGCTGGAGCGTGATCGGCACGGCGCAGTAGTCGGCCACCGTCGGCTCACTGCCATCGGTGCGCCGCCGACCGCCTCGAAAGATGACGGGCTCCCACGCGTAGCCGGGGTTGACGCCCTTCTTGTACGAGGCGAATGGCTTGGTCCATGCGCCGATCCGCACATCGGCGGGACACATCGGCAGGATCTCCCGGAGGCTCGGCGTGTGCAGCGACATGGCCCAGCCGTCGGGGAACTCGGCGCACAGCTGCTCGATAAGCTGGCGGTGCCGTTCAGGCCTGTCGAAGTCCGCCGCGTCCGGGTGCAGGTCGCCGTAGAACTTCGCCGCGAGGCCCAGGTACGGCGGGTCGGCGTAGGCGAATCTCACTTCGCCGCGTCTTTCAATTCAAGGCGTTCTGGTACCCAGAGGAGCCGAATGCCGCGCTTCCTTGCCCGCCGATCGAAACAGGCGGGGCAGAAAAGGCCGCCAGCGGGTTCAGCCCGACTCGATCCGTCAGTCCAAGGTGTCGGCCAATGATCGGTTACCTGCCCGTAGAGATCGTCTGCCGCGTACCAGTGCACGTAGTCGCGGCCGCAGTCGCCGCACGTCTCCCCGTCGTGACCCGCGATGTAGGCGAGCCAGAGCTGCCGCATCGCCGCAAGGAAGCGGCCTCGTCGCAGGTCCCCTAGCGCCCATCGCCAACCATTCCAGGCGGCATACAACCGAGGATGGCCGTACAGGCGGTCGCTGATTCTCACCGTCGCGGGTCCCTCGCAACCTCTCCGAAGGGTTCGCGGAAGGGGTCGGGGGCGGGCCGGAGCCAGCGAAGGATGGCGGCGATGAGGCGGGTCATCGCGGCGTCTCGTAACGAGCGATCTTGCCCTCGATCATCACCGGGTAGCCGCCGACGCGGCAGTAATCCGAGCCGCCGTCAACATACGTTTCCTTGCAGCGGCACACCTGGAAGTCGTGGCGATACTTGGAGCGGATGCGCTTGTGACACTTGGAGCATTCGATGTAGGGGCCGTGGCGGGTCATCGGTCCTCCAGGGCGGCGCGGAGGGCTTCGAGCGCCACGTCCTGCTTAGCGGTCAGTGCCTCAGCTCGGTCGAAGTTCTGCGGGTTGTCGAAGTAGTCGCTACCCGTGGTCTCCCACTCGCGGTCGGCGGCGTCCTCAATGGCACCGACAGCCTCGACGGCACCTAAGTAAGCGTCCAGCGCCCCCTCCAGCCGGTCGAGGCGGTCGAGGAGTTCGAGGATGGTGGCGGGGTTCACTGCCGCCAAGTAACGTCCGGCGGCATCCGGCACGCCCTCGGCAATCGGGGTCTGTAGGCCGCGAAGGTCAGCCTCGCGGGTCAGGAACAGGCGTGGCGGTTCGTAGTCATCGATCAAGGCGTACCAGCGGTCCCCACCCGCAGCCTTCGCCAGCTCTCGCAGCTTCTCACGCATCACGGGGGTCCTCGGCGGCGCGCAGCGCGCAGCACACGCGGCAATAGCACTGCCAGTTCCAGCCCATGTCTCGCTTCGGGATACGGCCAGTCATCGACCGTGCCATCTCGATGATCTCCAAGAGGCGGAGCCAGTTCATTCGTCCCACGTCCGCTCGTAGTTCAGTCGAGCGTTCGCCTCGTCGTAGTCGGCCTGCTCGCGGAGGGCTTCGGGGTCCTCCAGGGCGGCGATAACGGCGGCGCGGTACTCGGCCACGGTGATGATCCAGCCACCATCCGGTCCGGTCGGGTCCACGGTCGGCACCTTCCCGATCCGTTCCCGTGCCGCTTGCAGGGCCGCTGCGGCGGCTTCGGCTTCGGCCATCTCGAACCACTCGCCAAGCCTGACCGTGAGATCAGCCTGAATGGCCTCGAACCCCACCTTCTCGATGCGCGTACTCAGGTACTCGATATGTGGCCCCAGCGCGATCGTCGCAAGTGCACCGGCATCGATGACGCCGTTGATGCGCGGCAGCAACCGCTTCCCGGCTTCCGTCGTCGGGGTCACTTCGGCTCTCGCTTCACGAACCGTTCGCACGGGCAGCCGACCGTGTTGCAGCTCGGACGCCAGTGGAGGCTCTTGACGTGGCGGCAGTTGGCACAGAGCGGGTTGGGCTTCACGGCTTCGGCTCTCCTGAGGGGTCGAGGCGGACGTACTCGGCGGCGATGGCCTCGATGTCCTGAATGACCCACGACGCTTCGGGCCACATGACCGTGATCGCGCGCGCCAGCCGCTCCACGTCCAAGCCCCCCGCCTCTGCGGACGCGGGAGTCAGCCCCGCAGGCTCGGGGGTGGCGGCAAAGCGGTACAGCGCGCCGCCGTACTCTGGCTTCGCCGGCCCGGTGCGGGTCGGGGAGAGGGCGGCGACGATGCGCGACCAGTGGCGGTGCGTGTCGGGTCGCGGCGGCTCTCCCTGGTCCCACGCATTCAGGGCGTCAGCAACCGCATCAATGCTCTCCCGCAGCCCGTCGTTGCGGGCGTCGAGGGAGGCCCTCAGTGCTTGGAGTTCGTCATCAACCTGAGCAAACGCCTTCCTGCAATCGTGCGCCCGGATGACCTCCCGGTCGTGTTCGTACCGCCAGAAGCGAGCCTGCTTGCAGTCTGTCCCTTCGTGGTCTAGCAGGGCCGTCAGCGGTTCAGTCATCGGTCGGCTCCAGCTTCGCGGCGAGGGTGCGGAGGGCGGCGGCCGGGGTGGGGCCGCCCGCTCCGGTGCGACGTGCGCCCCGGATTTGTGCGCCCCACTTGCCAGCACTGTTTCGGGCGAGGTAGAGGCTCGTGTCCTCTGGCAGCGCCGCCTCCGCCGCAGCCCACGCTGCGTCCAGCTCCCCGAGCCGCCCATCCTCATGGACCGTGAACGTCGGAGTGTAGACACCACCATCCGGCTCACCCCATGCCACCGTGACCCGGCGACCGTCGTCGGTGCGGCTCGTCCATTGGTCGATGACCTCGGGCGAGACTTCGATGAGGCGATTGCCTTGGGCGGGCTCGCGGACGATGGCGAGGCCCGCTTCGGAGAGGGCTGCGAGGAGTTCGGCTGTCAGTTCCGGTGCGCCATAGCCCGCCGGGAAACCGTGCGCTCCATCAACGTGAATCGTTGTGGCGACGGCTTCCGCCACTCGCTCTACGAGGTCAGTCATTCCGGGGTACCCCCGAACTGGATAGGTCTCCTCGTGTTCGTGCCCGCAATCGCCCCAATCCGGCCGACCCGAGACCCGACCCGCTGTGTGCCCGACATAGTTGTGCTCCAGATAGGTGTCGCTGAACGAGACCCACATCTTGGGACAGCAGACGACCCAGAGGCCCGCGTCGTTCTGCCGTTGGCTGAGCGGAGCACCACAGTTCTGACAGATATGCGGCACTCCGAGCATTCGCCACCAGCGCGCCACTCGCTCTACGAGGTCACTCATTCCGGGGTCCTCCATGCAGCGCCAGCCACGTTTTCTCGTCCACGACGTAGAGCCGGCGAGCCTTCCGCCCCGGCCCCGGAGCCTCCGCCACGACCAGTACCGGTTCGCGGTCCTGCCGCGCCGTTCGCAGCACGTCGAGCTCGGTCGTCATCCAACCGGGGAAGGCGCCGGTCTGGCGCGACTTGACCTGGTAGGCGAACAGCGCATCGGCCAGCACGTCATCCTTGCCGCCGTACTGGCCCGTCCTCTTGCCGCCGACGGCCTTGGCGACGGCGAGCTCGATGGCGTTGCCGCGCTTTCGATTGTTGCGACCGCGGCGGGCCTTGGCGTCGTCGCGGACGGTCAGGCAGCGGCGGCAGGCGATCGCCTCGCGATGGGGGAGTGGCCCCGGATTGGCGACGTGAATCACTTCGCCGTTGGCGTCAACGATCGTCGCGAACCAGTCATGGCGCCGACAACGTCGCGGCGTTTCGACGGCGGTCGGCTCCGAGGGCGGCCAGTAGTCTTTGAGGTTGGTCATCCGACGAGCCCCATCTCGGCCTGTGACGCAGCGAAGTCCGGGGCCTCATCCCCCCACACGTCCCAGCCGTAGCGTCGTCGGCGGGCGAACAGCTCCAAGTACGGGCCGGGACTAACGCGCTCGACCAGCTCGTAGAACGCATCCGGCTTCATGGAATGAGCGCCGCGGGGCCAGCGGAACCACGTTCCGGCCGTGCGTTCAAACGGGGCCAGTTGGCGCGGTCCACGACGGCAGAGGAGGACATGCTCGGTGTTGCACTGGAACCGGCCCGCCCCGAGACCCGACTTGCACCATGTCAAGGTGATTGCTGGCTCGAATCCCCACGCTCGCGCCACCGAATAGCCCCAATCGACGTGCTGAGATAGGCACCACAACCACAGGTGCGCGCTATCCGCGGCCGGAACCGCGAGGGCCGTGATCGCCCCGAGGGTCATCGTCGAGTAGTGCTTCTGGGGCCGGGCCTTGTCTCGGCTGTAGTCGGACTTGCCAGCCCCGATGACCGGCGTCCACGGCGGGTCCGCGACGATGGTCCGGTAGCCGTTCACCGCTGAGCCTCCGCGATCAGTTCCGCCGTGGTTCGCTCCGGCACACGAACGTCCCACTCCGCCCCGACCCGCTCCCGGCACGCCGCGACGTCGCGGCAGCGCGGCCCGAAGGTGAACAGCTGCTTCCCAACCGGCTCGATCCAGGCCACGAGGCCCGGCGTCACGTTCGGGGACGTTTCGTTGCACAGGAAGCAGGTCTTGTCGCGGCTCACGTCGCGTACCTCGCTTCGATGGCCGCCCGGTACTCGGCCTCCCACGCCGGGAGTTCCTTCGGAATGGCTCGCTTCTCACGCAGCCGGGCCTTTTCATCCTCGGCTTCCTTGCGGTCGAGGGCACGGTTCTCGGCCCGGAGCCTGTTCTGCGTCCGGCCCAGGATGGTCGAGGTCTTCGGATCCTCGGAGTAGGCGGCGACGAGATGCCGGGTCACGGCCTCGGCGCCGAACTTGGCGATCAACTCATCGATCCAGTCGAGGGGCTTGCCGACCGGGTAGCGGCCGGTCAGGGACCAGTAAGCGTCGGCCGGGTCGGTGGTTTCCTGTGCTGGACCAGCCCCGCGCGCTCCGTCCTGCTCGTCTAGGCTAGGCTCGTCTAGGCTAGGCTTGGCTGGCTGGACACGCTGGTGGACGGGGCTGGGTCCAGCGGTGGCATCCAGCACTGGTGCCAGCGGTGGTGAGCCAGCCGGGAGAAACCGTCCGTTCTCGTCACGGACCGCACCCTCGGCCCGGACGGTGCCGCCGTTGCGGGACTCGCGGGCTCTGCGGGCACGCTCCGCATCAAGGCCGACGACCTTGAACATCCCGCCCCGGACCTCGATGACGCCGTTGTTCGCCAGCCTGTCCAGCGAGCGCCGGTTGACGCCGTAGGGCAGGTGGCCCGACGCCGGCCAGGCATCCTCGGCGATCATCAGGAGCCGGGTGTAGGTAGCCCAATGGTGGTCGTCGGGATACACGTCGACGAACTTGGCATCGTCGCGGACGGTGATGTAGATGCGAGCGTAGGAGCCCTGGTCGTCGCTCACGCCGCAGCCCTCTTGGAGCGAGCGTTGTTGTCGAGGGCGTAGCGGGTCCGGTGGCCGTAGCGGTGGCCTCGCTGCCGTCCGCAGAACTCGCCGCCCTGCATCGTGGCGCCGCAGATGTACTTCGCCTTGCAGCGGTGCGCCACCCCGGAAGGGGTCCACAGCCGGTACATCCCATCGACCCGGAACCACGACACCGGACGGCGGCAGCCGAGGCAGGGGACCGGACCCAGGAGGTGCTGAATGGGTCGGCTCATACCCGCTCCTCGTTGGCCCAGCGCCACGCCAGATGCCGCTTCGTCCGGTTGTGGGCCGAGACGCCCGCAGCGGGCTCGCGGAGGTCGGCCCGGATCAGGCCGCCGCAGACGCAGGGCTTCACCGTGGTTCGTTTCTCGAGGACGACGCGGGCGATATCGACGGCCAACATCATGCCGCCTTCCTCTGCCGCTGCATCTCGAGGATTCGGTCGCGGTTTTCGCGGTAATACTCACGCCGTTTCACGAGGATTTCCTCGCGGTTTCGGGCGTAATACTCGCGCCGTTTGATGAGAATCACGCGCCGATTCCGTCGATAGTTGCGCCGTTCTCGCGCCCGAACTTGCTCCGGATCGGCCCGCCGCAGGGCCTCCGCGCGTCGCCGCCAGTGGACCAGCCAACAGGCGCGGCACCGGCTGAACCCGGCCCGGGTGTCCCAGAACTCGGTCGTCAAAGGCCAGTACAGCGGGCTGTTGGGACACGAGTCGCAACGCATCTCGAAGCCCGTGTCGTCGCGGTAGCGGACGCCGCGGTAGCGGCCGCCGAGGGGCTTCGTCATCGGTCGGTGACCGGCTCCACCGGCCATCGGTCAAAGTCCGGCACGCAAACGTGGGTCACGCCATCGAACTGGACGATGCGTGGTTCGCCAATATCTCCGGGGTCGGTCCGGGTCTGCGCGATGACGACCGGGCCCTTCTCGATATACAACTCGCGCGTTGTTGTCCACGCTACGGGGGGTTCGTTCTGCATCGACTCCATCGCGGCGATCGCTGCCTCGTGCGTCCCATAGTCCATGACGAGGTTCGTTCCAATGACAGTCACGGCGACCCTCACCACCGCGGTGCCTCTTGCTCTGCTGCGGCAACGGCGAGCGCCGCGACTTGCACCAGGCGGACGTAACGAGAACCGCTGTTCGACCCGCCGAGTCGACTTTCGATCAGCCCGTCCCATTCGTCATCAGTGAGAGCGGCGTCATGGTCGGCGCTGTATCGCTCGCGCTGCATGTTGCGCTCAGTCAGGACGTGGGCGAAAACGGAAGCGGTGGCACGTGACTGCGACCATCCCGGCGGACGAGGCGCGGCAGGCTGGACGTCGGGGCCCGGACACTGGTCCGCTCGATGGATCTGGCGCAGCGTCTTGTTGGCCGCGATCCCGTGCTGGTCGCACTCCGGATCTTCGTTCTCAATCAGACCGCATGGAGCCTTGGCGCAAACGCACGCATCTTCGAGCCTATGTCCCTCCCATGACCTACCGACATGGAACCGAACATAGGACGGATCGGTGATTGGTTTGCCCATCAGTCGGCCTCCCAGAAAGTCCCGGGGTGGTGGCGCCGGAACCGAAAGTACGTGTGGGGGTTGTCTACCCAGTGCCACCACGACCCGCAGTGAACGCATCGCCAATAGTTCGGCTCGGGCGCTGGCTCGGGCTTGTGGTACGGCCGGATCTCCGCGTCCGTATGACCAGCGCGGCGGCCATCGGTCATGATGCGAACGCTCACCCCGCCGCCTCCATCTTCCGCAGCTCGCGACACACCACGCAGTAGCAGACCCACGACCAACCGCGATCGACCTTGACCGTGTTCCCGGTGCGTTGACGAGCCATCTCGATGATCTCCAAGAGCCGCAGCCAGTTCACAACCGCACCCGCCCGCAGTCCGAGCACGGCGAGCCGTAGCAGCCCATCAGGTCGTGGAGGCGGTTGACGGGATTGGCTTCGGCCAGCGCCGCCGCGACGCAACAGAACCCGATCCAGCGATCGTCGCCGGTCACGAAGCGGACGATCTGCGGCTTGCTGCAGAGATGACACGGGCCGTCGGTGTGTCGACGTCCGCCGGGGGGAGGATCCGGCGGACGCGACTCTCGGAAGGTCACTTCGAAGGTGCCCAAGTACAGTACCCACGGTCGTTCGCAGGCTCGCCGGGGGCGGCCTTCGCGGAGCAGAAGTAGCCGCGGCCCTTGTTCTGGAGTGGCTTGTGGTGGATCGGGCAGACCGGCGCGTCCGCCACGACGCGGACCGGCGGCAGCGTGGCGAGCTCTTCGCCGTTGCTGACGGCGACCGCTGCGCCCTCGGGCACGTCGATACTGACGGTGATCGTGATCCGGCTCATGACGTCTTCTTGTCGGCCTTGCGTACCGACGACAGCACAAAGGCACCGCCAGTGCGGACGAAGCCAACGGGCTTCCCGGCCGACCAAGCGTTGAAGGCGCGGATGATGTTCTCCAACGGCTCCCGTCGGTCGCCGGACGCCGTATCGGTGAGCTTGCGGCGGATGTAGTGGCTCTTGAGTCGTCGGGGCGCGGAGCCCGGTTCCCCGGTCTCGTCAATGACCTGCTGGAAGAAGTCAGAGGCCACGGCGATGCCACGTCGGCCTGCCACGAGATAGAACGCAGTCGCCCATGTGGTCGGCCCCAGGCCGGCGGTCGCGGCGTACAGACGTGATCCCCACTGGCCCGCCTCGTCCCAGCCGGTCGGGTCCTTCCGGTATTCCTCCAAAGCCTCCGACGCCGTGAGCAACTGCTGCGTCCAGCGCAGCGGGGTGCCCTCAGTCGCGAGGTACTTCTGGATCACGACGACCGCCGCGGCGGCGATGTTGGCGGACCTGTAGCCATTGACGCTCAGGGCATCGGCGTTTGTCCGCGCGGACCCGCGATTGATGCGCTCGATGAGATCCACCGGCCAGCCGAAGTCACACATGATCCAGACGGAGACGCCGGATTCCTCCACCGCACGGAGCCGGTTCTGTCCGTCTTCGAGCATGGGCGTGGTGCTGAACACGAGCGACTCGGGGGTGAACGCCCAATAGCCGTTTGCCATGTCGCGTGCGTACCTGACGATCATGCTCGGCTTGGGCGTTCGGTTCTGCGGATGGTTGAACGTCAGCAGGTAGCGCGCGAGGTCTGGGTAGACGCGAACTGCGTAGCGGGTAGGCGCACGGGGCGTCGGGATCGCGTCGCCGACGTGCAGAGGCAGCACCGGCACGCCGAAGTGCAGCTCGGTCTTGAGCTTGCCTTCGGTGCCGTTGGTCGGTGCCTTCTTCTCCGGAACGAGCGCTGTCGTGGTCACGATGCAACCTCCTTTTCACAACTGATGCCATTCCGATCGAGCGCGGCGTGGAGCTCGCGGTCGAGACGGCGAAGGAAGTCCCGATCCTCGGGACGCGAGTGGCTCCGGCACCACATCGAAAACTGGCGCGACCACCCCGGGATCGGGCGCGCCTTGCGGAGCGGAGTGGGGCGCGGAAGCGCCCGACTGACCTTCGGTTCTGTGGCAACCGCCTTGTGCAACGGCTGCGGGCGCCCGCGCTTATCGATGGCGTGGGTCGGCTCGCTGGTTGCCAAATCTTTGTCAACCAGCGAGTCCCAGTTCTGAATCGTCTGTCGCTCTACCCCGAGCTTCGCGGCGCGCTCGGTCTGCGAGTGACCGATCAGCATCGGTCCGATGCCTCGGTTAGCCGACGTCTTCGACGGTGCACGCACCTCGACAACCTGGGCGCGAAGCAGTGCGTTGAGGGCCTGCTTCTGGGCCATCGTCAGGTGGCGTCGCGCGAGGGCGCGGTCGATGATGTAGCCCGTCTGTTGCCCTTCGGGGATATCAACGGGGCGAACGCGAATGGACTCAGCCCCGAGTTCCTTGAGCAGGACCCACCTCGTCCGGCCATCCAAGATCACCCCGGCATCCGTCGCATCCACTGGGTCCTGTTGGCCGTTCTCCTGCAACGATGTGCGCAACGTCCGAAGGTCCGTCGCATCCGGCATCGGCACCCTCTCAGCGTCCGGGTGGAGCCGCAGGGACGCGATGGGGACCAGGCGATCGTCGCTCATCAACCCCTCCTAATCACCCTCTTGGCCTCGCCCTCGTTCCAGTCGTGGAGCACCTTGCAGGCGAGGAACGCCCGCCACGACTCGTCCGTCACGGCGTAGGGCACGAACTCAACCGGCGCGTCGGGCCGGACGTGGATGACGGCGTAGGCCTCGATCTCCGGGAGGCGGTAGCGGGTCGCGTCGCCGGGGCGGCCGATCCACTCGGCGTGGGCGTAGGCTGCGAGCTGGAGGCTCGTGTCTGCGTAGATTCCAGAGCCCGTTTTGACGTCACAGAGCCACGTCTTGCCCTTCATTCGCAGGATCGCGTCGAAGGTCCCGGCGTAGCCCACGCTGAGGTTCGCCACCATCTCCTCGAGGTACAGGAACTCCGGCTCATTGGCGGCGATCCAGGCGGCGTAGGACTCGGCGAACGGCCGCTCCTGTTCGGTGACCTCGACCGATTCGCCGCGGGCCAGTCGCTCCGCCAGCCCGTGGATCCGGGATCCGATGTCCGCTGCGGTGTCACGCTGGTAGTCGGGGATGGCCTTGAGCCAGTTGACCGCAGCGGCGTCGCCGCCGGTCGCCTTCATCTGGGCCAGCATCTCGAGGTTCCGCACCGCGCACGCTGCGGTCTCGCGCTTCGCCCAACCCACCAGCGCCCCGCTCTTGTCCAGCATCTTCTGGATCGTCGTGACCGAGGCGATCGGACCTTGGCCGTTCCAGAAGTACCGATGGTCGGCGGTGCGATACAGCCCGAGCTGGCCGAAGGCGGCGTGGACGGCGAGCGCTTCGGCGGTCATAACCGCGCCCCCGTTACCGGGTCAAAGCTGGGCGACGGCTGGGCGTCGCCGATGATGACGACGTCATGTTCGAACCCGGTGCCGAGTAGTTGCCAGAACAGGGAATAGCGCGGACACCGAAGCCAGACGTACTGCGGGTAGCTAGCGGAGCGGTAGGGAACCATGCGCCGCCCGCAATAGGTGCAGTACCGCTGGTTGCGGCTCATGCCAGCCCGAACTCAACTTCCTCCGCCACGTCCTCGCGGCGGATCGCGTCCAGCGGGTAGAGCGCGTCGGCGATGCGTCGCCGGGCCCGCTCCGAGCGCTCGGCGGTGGTCTCCGCAATGTCCAGCACGGCCCCGGACTGCCCGAGGTTGCGCATCTTCCGGGCGGCGCGGTACGCCTCGCTGATGTGGCGGTCGAGGGCGGCCAGAACGAACATCGCTTCGTCCGCCGGGATGGTCACGGTCACGTCGCTCATGGGAAGATGGTCCGACCGTCCCAGGGGCAGTCGCGGCGTTCGGTGGCGTGAAGGGCTTCGAGGGCGGGCTGGGCGGCGGCCCAGGCCTTGTCGTAGGCGGCCCTGGCCTTGGCGGAGGCGGCCCTGGCCTTGACGTAGGCGGCCCCGGCCTTGGCGGAGGCGGCCCTGGCCTTGACGTAGGCGGCCCCGGCCTTGGCGGAGGCGGCCCAGGCCTTGTCG